GTGATCCTACTTCTGTATTCAAAACCAGATTTTCCCAATCTTTTACCTCCATATCAAATCTCCTTAAATAATTTTTTGTTATGATTATCGCTATTATACCATTTATCAATATTATCGTACTGCTTTGGATAAACCCCATAAGACCTACACCACCTAGGTAATGGCCCGTTCAGCACGTCTAACGCCGCCTCAAGGTCAAACGTAGCTTCCTCCTTGACACAACACCCCGATCCACTTCCACAGCTCGGTATATAAGCTCTACTATACGCTACGCTCATCCCATATTCCCCATGACTCAGATACCCGATGTTGGGTGAATCAGGGAAGGCGTAATACAACATCGTATAATCACCCTTACTCCAACCTCTATTATAAGTATCATCCTGCCATGCGAAAACCCTGCAACCGGCCTTCTTTAACTCATCAGCCGCTTTTCTTAAAATATTATCTCCCATATCATTTATATTTAAATTATGCCAAGGCGCCGGGAACCGACCCCGGACCATATCCGCACACGTACGATCATGGTATTCCTTCCGCCCCGCCAAGGCTTGGTTCAACATTAACAAACTTTCATATCCTCACACATCTTAAAAAAGACCTCTCTTATGATCCTTTTGTATAAGATGTATATCTCATCATCATCCTCATCGAACTCCACGCCCCATGAACGTAATAAATATCTAATGTCGCAATCCGCTATATGAATCCTAAATATGGATGGAACGCTCATTATGTAATCCTCAAAAGCTTTCTTAATCCCATCCCTTTTGATATGTTCTCTATACTCATCCTTGAACACGTTAAGCATAAAAGATAGATATTCCCTATCATATTTAAACTGCTTCCCATAATTATCTGTATCTATATGATCCAGTATATATATTTCTATCGCGTCTCTATCGTATCTTGACATACTTCTTCCTCCTCCTTTTGATATTTTATAACCTTTTTCTCCCCATACGCTTTCGCTAACTGGATAAGTTGACCGGTAAATACCTTGGTACGGTGTTTTACGATCTTATCCACCAGCTCCGGGCATCTGGTTCTCCATCTATAATTAACCTCGCCCTTAGCTTTCTTCTTGTAATACCTGTAGAATGTTACGGCTACTACCACTTCTCCATTCTGCTCGAAAGCAACCAAATCGTAATTGTTGTAAACTATTTCATTCATGTTGTTGTTACCCATTTTATGTATCTAATCACTTCTTTAGGCAAAGACATTATATCCTTCACCCTTCTCCCTAAGTTGTACATACCTCCCTTATGAGGATAATAGTCCCCTACATACATCCCTATTCCTTGCGGATGCGACGGGTTTTCGTTACAAGTGAACATCGGATAAAATAAGATTCCTCTTGAATCTTTATTCCTGTCACTTACGCATACAATAGTATATCTATCAGCGACCTTCTCGCCGAAATCATATACCCTTACCTTTCTTTTTACCCCATCATTGTTCTCTATGATATTATTCATGATGTTATTTATATTAATTAATTTTCTTTCCATCAGCGGTATATGTGCCATACCATTCCCTATCCATATTTACCACCTCAATATGATGTATATGATAACAACCATTAGCTATTCTATTGCAATCGGCTATCACCATAGCTATATTCCTATACCCAGAATCAATGAAAACACGAGCCAATCTATCCCCACTAAATATAGATACCTTGATATCGTCTTTCTCTTTTATAATCCTTCTCATATCATATCCTACTATCGAACTAATCTATTCTTTTACCATAATTAGTATATGACCCACACCATCCACGAGCCTCATTTGATACCCTAATATGATCAATGGGCTTATCCCCGACCATATTATTGGCGTACGATATTACATCCGACATACTTCTGAATCCGGAATCCTTAATGGATTTTATAAGCATCCTATCATACCCGAATACCAATATCTTCACAATATCTCTTTCCTTCACAGTCCTCCTCGCTCTCATAATATTCTAGCCATAAAATAAACAAACATAAAATCTATTTTCTCTTTGTTATCATCTATCCTATGTCCGGTTATCTCAAAAATAACCCTACGCTTTTCGATAGTCTGTATATTATCTAACTGAATAGCTATGTAAGGATATTTCATAACTTTCTCTCTATTGATGTTATTCAAAATAGCGTTGACATCTTGCCTGCGAAAATACATATTTACCCCTATGTAGCTGGCAGCCAAAAGACATTCGTCTATTATCCCATCTGTATCGAATAACAATAACATATCATCCTTCTCGATAGTATATTCCATATCAAGAATCTTGATACGTTTGCTTCCGTCCTTCTTATCAGCTATAAGAATCTCTATCATATCCTTGTCAGTCGTAAGGACATAATACGCCTCATCCTTTGTAATATTATCACGAAGGTAAGATAGCGCTTCATCTTGTAATCTTAGTAATTCTATTTCGTTCATATTCATTCCTATTGTTGCCAAGGGGAAAAGGACGGCGCTGGCGACAAGGCCTGTCCAGCCTCCCCACAGCCGCCCGTTCCCCTTGGTATTATTCTGCCACCTCTAATTTCCCGTAATAAGGATAAAAACAACCGTCTCGATAAACCGAATATCTGAGCGTTTTATCCTTTGCTTCATAGATGGAAACACAACCGCTGTTATAAGCGTTGGATAGTTCTTTTGCTACAAATCCACCTATTTGTTTATAGGTTTTAGGCGTATCCGCCAACGGCCTGCCTACATATATTTTTACCCTCTTGCACTTTTTGTCGCCTACGCATATATCCTTTCCTCTAAGCTCCGTTAAATACATGAATCTCATATCAGTCAATTTTAAATCCAACATTCCTCTACCTCTATCTCCATACGATCCTCCCAATTACATAAATCAGGATTCTCTCCTTCATAAAAGTAATAGTAAGCCCATACTTCAATATCGCCCACTTTTATGCATCCATCACTGCACCATTCCACAATATCGTCATTCCTGCATACATTTGTCGGTTCAGCACCAAGCGACAATAGTTTGTTTATTATATTGTCACCGAACCTTTCTTTCGCCTCCTCTTTTGTCATATCACTATCAGATTTTTAATATTACACTACCGCCAAAGGGAAACAGGGACGGACGACCAGCGGGGCCGACCCCACGCCATCGCCGCCGCCCGTTTCCCTTGGCTCCCTACACTCCCTCCATCACCCAAAGAAACACATACACCCATACATAGACATACCTTCATACACATAAGATTCCCTTACTATAAAGATACCCTTGTCCCCC